GGTTAAGCGCCTCGGGTCGTTTTTTAATGAATGCACTTTTTTGAAATCATGATACAGAAACTAATACTGACCAATACTGATAGTTTAATTCCTTATGCTGGAAATAGTCGGACGCATAGTGACGAACAAGTCCGACAAATCGCAGCATCGATTAAAGAATTTGGTTTCAATAATCCAGTCCTCATTGATGAGGCCAATGGAATCATTGCTGGGCATGGTCGCGTACTCGCTGCCGCTAAACTTCAGCTAAAAGAAGTGCCGACAATTTGCTTGAAGCACTTGAGCGACGCACAGCGCCGGGCCTATGTGATCGCAGATAACAAGTTAGCCATGAACGCAGGGTGGGATGAGGAAGCACTGGCGGCTGAGATTGCTCGACTATCAGAGGAAGACTTCGACATTGATCTGTTGGGATTCAACACCGACGAACTTGATGCGCTACTCAATGATGAGCCGACCGAAGGGCTGACGGATGAAGATGAGGTGCCAGAGGTCCCAGAGCAACCTGTGACCATTGAGGGCGACATCTGGTTGCTGGGCGATCACAGACTGATGTGCGGTGACAGCACAAGCATTGATGCGGTGGAAAAGCTAATGGATGGGAAGAAAGCCGACATGGTTTTTACTGATCCACCATATGGTATGAAAAAAGAAAAAGACGGGGTATTAAATGATAATTTGAATTATGACGATTTGTTAGAGTTTAATCGCCAATGGATACCAATATCATTTTCCGCCATTAAAGAAAATGGTTCTTGGTATTGCTGGGGTATTGATGAACCGCTAATGGATATTTACAGTTCTATAATCAAGCCTATGATTAAAAGCCAACAGGCAACATTTAGAAATCTAATTACTTGGGCAAAAGGTCATGGACAGGGGCAAAATTCAGAAAATACGCGCAGTTATGCGATAGCTGATGAAAAATGCTTATTTGTTATGTGTGGCGTGCAAGGGTCTAATAATAATGCCGACAATTATTTTGAGGGATGGGAACCGATTAGAGATTATTTGCTTGAGCAAAGATTAAAAGCTGGTTGGGATGTTCCAGCAATGAAAAGGGTTGCAGGTCATTCTGATTTATCCAGAGATCATTGGACTTGCAAAAGTCAATGGACGATGCCAACACTAGAAGTTTATCAATCATTTAAAAAATGGTGTATTGATAATAATATTGATGCTTTTAAGCGCGAGTATGACGATCTTAAGCGCGAGTATTATTCAACACGGGCTTTTTTTAACAACACGCACGACAATTTTAACAATGTGTGGGAATTTGAAAGACACCAGAGAGATGGAAGTGAGGGTGGACACGCAACGCCAAAACCAATAGAACTGTGTGAGCGAGCTATAAAATCCAGCAGCGAAAAAGAAGATTTAATTTTAGATATTTTTGGTGGAAGTGGCTCAACCCTAATTGGCGCAGAAACGACCAACCGCAAGTGCCACATGATGGAACTTGATCCAAAGTATTGCGATGTCATCGTCAAGCGGTGGCAGGACTTCACTGGCAAGAAGGCCACTCATGCTGAAACCGGCAAGACCTTTGATGAATCTCATTAATGGCATCTAAAATTCCATTTGATGCAATCCGCAAGAAGAACCTCGCCAACATTATGGCGAAGGTCAAGGCGGGCAAGCCGCTGACCTCATCTGAGTCCAGGACAATCAATGATGAGGAAAGTCGCAGCTTCGGGCATCGCGAGCAAAGGTCTGATGAGGAAAAGGCTGCTGAATACGGAATCACCCGGCAGACGATTGTGCGCTGGCGGAAGTCCGGTGCGCCTTTTCACAATGACAAGGAGTTCTGGATGTGGATGCGCAAAAATGGAATCCGTAGTGCCATGAAGTGGCGGCGTGAGTTTGAGGCTAATAATCCAGACGAATGTAAACCAGCTGCTAAGCCTGTTAAAATTGAATTTAAAACTGCCGAGCAATTGCGCGATGAGTATTTGTCTGAGTTGCAGCTCGCTAAAATTGACAGCGACGAAAGCAGGGAAAAGGTCGCGCTAAATGCTTATCTAAAGATCGAGAAGCAGATACGTGAATCCGAGGCACACTCAGCAAAGTTAGGACTGGACAACGGCACCGTGCTGCCAAGGGCCGAGGTGGAGCGGATCATGCGGGCGGTTTTCTATGCTGGCAACGCATGCACGCAAGGTGTGCTGACATCTATATGCGAGCAACTGGTCGGCTACGATGATCCAGGCGATTTGTATCATGCGTTGAAGCCAGCCGTAACAGGTGGCCGGCTATTCAGTGGATTCGACAAGGTGTCGAACGTAACAGGCGCGCCAAACATCCCTAGCTGGGTGGTCGATTGCGTGAAGCTAGAGGCAGAGCAGTATCTCGGCAACAGTGAGAGCCTCTGGACCCGCAAGCTAAAATGACGGATCTGCTCAACCTCACGCAGCCAGACCCAGTCGAATGGTGCGAGCGCAACATCCAGCTCGACTACGGCCAGTTCGATGCGGCCAAGCATCCGCTGATGTCAGCGCCGCTTCGGTCATCGGCTAATATGCGCGGCGGCATGGTCGGTCTGATCGGATCGGTTCAGCATATCAAGACGCTGTGCGCGCAGCTGCTGCAACTCTACACCGCGCAGACCACGCCGAGCCGGCAGGCGCACTACGACTTGACCAAGGAAGCGCTCAAGGAGTTTAGCGACGACAAGTTTACACCGCTAATCAATAACACGCCCGCGATCAAGCGCATCATCAATGACGAGCGCTTTGCGCAGACCACTTACTACACGCAGTTTCCGTATGGCTTCATTCGGCTGCTCGGTGCGCGCATCCTGGCACATCGTAATTCCAAGACGATCGAAATGGTCACGCTGGATGAGTCGTGGGCCTATGAGACAGGCTGGATCGGTCAGATCAAGGATCGGCTCTCAAGCTATCCGTGGTCGTGGCGCATGTTCCTACCGACATCCGGGCAGACCGCAGGCAGCGAGGTCGATGTGCTCTGGCAGCGATCGACGCAGATGGTGTGGCATGTGCCGTGCGATTGCTGCGGCGAGTTGATCCCTTACATCTGGACTCAGCCAAAGCAGAAGGACGGCGAGCAGTTGCCCGGCGGCATGAAGTTTGCGAGCGGCGATGATGTGCTGCATGAGGATCAGTCAACGGACTATGCGCAGATCCGCGCCAGCGTTTACTACGAGTGCCAACTCTGCGCCGGTCAAATGCTGTTCAACCCAGCCAGCCAGCATGAGCGCAATCAGTCTGGCCGCTACGTTTCGATGAATCCGAATGGCGACCCGAAGATCGACTTCTACCAATACAATGCGATGGCCCACTTCCCGTGGGATGACTTGGCCTGCCAATACCACGACGCAGTGGCATCGAAGAATCGCGGCGACCTTGAGGCGCTGGAGAACTTCGTGCGCAAGCGACTGGCCGAGCCGTGGGATGTGTCGCGCTTCATCGTGCTCTCAGATGAAGAAGACAGCGAGGGCGACTACCCATCCAGCGAGTTATGGAAGGATGCCGACTATACCTTCTGCACCATCGATGTGCAAAAGGATCACTTTTACTATGTCATCCGTTCCTGGTCCAAGGGCGTCGAGTCGCGCTTGATCGAAGCGCACAAGGCGCTCAGCGATTTACACATTGTCGAGATGTGCGAGAAGTACGGCATCTTGCAGAATGGCATGGATGGCTCAGGCGTATTCGTTGATGGTAACTACAATACGACCGAGGTGCAGCGCATCGCCGCGAAGAACGGCTGGATCGTGCTGCGCGGTCAGAACTGCAAACCGTTCCGCCATCCAGATGGCCTGCGCAAGATGTACTCTGAGGCCATCCCGGTGGATACCTGGCAAGGCACCAACGATGGCGACGGCAAGATGAAATATTGCATCCAGTTCTGGTATGCCGAGAACGAGGCGCGCAGCCGCTTTGCCACACTGCGTGGCATGTCAGAGCCGAAGCGATTATGGACGCACTCTAACAATGCCGGCATAAACTATCTCAATCAGCTCAACTCATGGGCGCGCATCGCCAAGACCAATCCGAAGGACGGCAGCGTCTACTACGACTGGAAGCAGACCGCGCGTAATGATCACCTCTATGACTGCGAGAAGATGCAGCTGGTCGCCGCAGCAATGGCTGGCCTAGTCGGCGTCAGTGAGAAGCCAGCCGACGAGAAAGCCGATGCATAGCTAGGTTTTGTCAACCCGCTAAAACAGAGGGGTCGAATTTTCCTGTTCCGTAAATCGGTCAGCCTACTTGACACGGTCGCGCTTATTAATGCGTGATTTTATTTTCTCAGTATGGTGCCACGTCGGCAAGACGGCTGCGGCGACAATCGCTGCCTTGGAGACTCTGGCGGCCAATCAATATACAACTGCTGAGCAAGGCGGGCGCTATGTAGTGTCGGCGTCGGTACAGGGTAAGTCATTTACCTATGAGCTACCAGCCGGCCAGTCGGGCGCAGATTTTCTGTATATGGTTCGAGAGTCCTGGCGAATGATTCTGATCGGCGGCGCGTCTGGCGGTCAGATGACAGACGCCGAGCTGCTCGCCTATCTAATCGATACCGATGGCGAAGTCACCAACGTAACAGTGGCCAGCTTTACCCGACAGACTGAATATGGCTATTAAACCTGTTAAATCTTTCACCAAGGCAGCTAAGCGCGCCATCTACGCCTTCTGGGGCAATGATAGCGCCTATCCCACCGCATCGACCAGCGCGCAACGCAATGCGCAAGGCGATATGAATGGCGACCTGCTCGACTTGATGAGCCGGCACAAGACCCTGCTACTGCGTAACGACGCCCGCTTTATCTATACCAGCAACAGCACGGTCAGCGGCGCAGTCAAACAGAAGAGCGGCAAAGTCTACGGCGAGTCCTGGCGTTTTCAGTCGCACTCACAGGACGCCGACTTTGTCGCAGCGGTCGAGGCCGACATGGATGCCATCGATGGGCTGATCGACATTCGCGGTTCTCAATACTCTTTCCGCCGTAACATCAAGATCGAGTCAAAGTCACTCGATGTAGATGGCGATGCCTTCGTATTGCTTACCGAAACAAAGGATGGATTCCCTCGTTTGCAATGGCTCGAAGCGCACCGCATCGGCTGCTCTTACTACGATAACACCGAGCGCGTACAAAGCGGCAAATATCGCAACCTCAAGATCAAGAGCGGCATCATCTATAATGAGTTTGGCGCAGAGGTAGCATACCGAGTGATGAGCGAAGACGGCGAATCATTCCGCGACATTTCAGCGCGCGACATGATCCACATCACCGACCCAGACTGGTTCTCGCAGGGCCGTGGCGTACCATCGATCGCCTCTGGTATGCTCGATTGGTATGATCTGGCAGAGGTGCGCGACTATGAGAAGATTGGCCAGAAGGTCAACGCGGCCCTGACTCTCAAGGAGTCCAACGATACCGGCAAGCGCGACACCGCCACCAGTATCATCAACGGCCAGACAGGCGCCAGCCAAGCACCCTTTCAAAGCGAACTGATTGCAGGCGGCACCATCCGCTACCTTAAAAACAGCGCGAGCCTCGAAGCACACGAAAGCAATCGGCCCAGTGATGGCTTCTTGAAGTTCTCCGACAAGATCGAGGCCGGTGCCTTCTACGGCATGGAGTGGCGCCGCGAGATGCTCGACAGTTCCGCAGTCGGCGGGGCAGGGGTGCGTGCCTTCCAGCGCGACATCAACGATTCGATCAATGACCGAGTCGAGTGTCTGGCCCGCTTCCGAAAACGCATGGCGCTGTACATCATCGCCAAGCGCGCCAAGCAGGGCATCTACACTCTGCCAGAAGACTGGACCAAGTGCAGCTTTACCAAGCCACGCGAGTTCACCGTAGACGATGGCAACGCCCGCAAGGCCGACCGCGAAGACCTACGCGCTGGCGTGGCCTCTGAGTACGACATCCTCGCCAAGCGTGGCTACGACCCGATCGAGTTTACCACGCGCCGGGCTGAATACTTAGCGCAGCGCAAATTGATCGCGCAGGCCAATGGCCTAGCCGATGCCGAGCTAGGCACCGTGCTGCTGCCAGGCGACATCCCTTTTGAAAGCGAAGACAAAGAAATGGAAGAGGCCGAAGAAATGGAAGAAGGCGAAGATGCTGAACCAAGGGTTGCAAGCAGTGAGTTAGACTTCGCCACACTCAAAGCCAAATTCGACTCCTACGGCGTCGCCGTCCGCGCAGGCTCATTGACTCCACAGAAGAGCGATGAGGAAGCATTCCGAAGAGAAGCAGGGCTGCCAGTCATCGGTCCAGAGGTGGCTGGTGCATGGGAGTTTGATGGCGGCTACCGACGTCCGATCACACTGCGCTCTGGCTCTGAATCTGAAGCAGAAATTGAAATCATCGAATCAGAAACAGGCAGCACAGAAGCCGAAGAATCCGCAGCAACTTGACACACCAACCCACCTATAACTTATGACTACACAAAACAAATGGTTCGCAATGGACCGCAAAACAGACGCGGAGGGCAATCAGTCCACCGAGGCTGAAATCTCCATTTACGATTCAATCGGCGGATTTGGTATTTCAGCGAACGAGTTCATTGACGAGCTGAAAGGCTTGGGCGATGTCGAAACCATCAATCTACGTATCGCCTCTGGCGGCGGCTCGATTGTTGAAGGCAACACGATCTTCAACGCACTCAAGCGCCACAGCGCCAAGGTAGTCACACACGTTGACTCGCTCGCAGCATCGATGGCATCCGTCATCGCAATGGCCGGCGACGAGATCCACATGGCAGCCAATGCGCTGCTGATGATCCACAACCCTTGGACCATGAGCATGGGCGGCGCTGAGCAACTACGCAAAGACGCTGATCTGCTCGATAAGATGGAAGCCAACATCCGCACCAGCTACTCGCGCTCTTCACTGAACGCCGAGGAACTTGATGCAGCGATGGCCGCCGAGACTTACTACACTGCCGAAGAGGCACTGGAGCTAGGCTTCATCGATGTGATCAGCGAGGCCAACCTTGCAGCCGCATCGATTGGCGACATGGAATCTCTCAAAGAGTTCAGCGCCATCCCACAAGCCAAGATCGACGGCATCAAGATCGAGTGCCAGGCACGCCAACTTGAGACCGCAGCGGCGACCATCAAGCAGTTCGAGAGCGATATTGAGATCGCACTTGAGAACGTGCTGATCGCCGAGAAAGCCAACAGCGATGCGATCGAAGCACTCGAGCAGCTCAAGACTGAGCATGCCAACGAGCTAGTCGTGGCCACCGAGTTGACTGCCCAGGCTGTCAGCGATCGGGCCGCAGAGCTACTCGCCGAATCAGGCACACCGCCCGTCGAGGATGTCATCGAAGACGATACCTCCAAAGCGATGTCAGAAGACGAGTTCTGGAAGTCATATAACGATCTTAAAAAGGGCCGCGACTTCAAAGGCGCTCAAGAATTTTATGCCGAACACAAATCTGTGATCGGTCAATAAGCACCCAATAACAAACACATCACATGGCTAATACAATTGCAGGCGTAAATCTCGCCAAAGTAGCAATGGAAAGCTTGCCGGCTCTGACCGACTTGTTCGCTCCATTGAACGCACTATCCACTGACTTCTCCACTGATATCTCTCAGTCTGGCGAGTCAATCACTACTCGCATTCCGACTAACGTCACTGCGGGCGATATGACAACTGGTTACCAAACCAACTCATCCGATGTCGTGATGGTCGCTAAGACTGTTACACTCAATCAGTTCAAGGGATTCACTTATGGATTCACTGACCTGGAGCGCTCCAAGTCTGAAATCGACTTGAACCGCTTGTTCGTTGAGCCAGCACTCGAAGCCGTTGGTGAAGCCGTATTCGGCTACATCTGGGACTTGGTAGTCAATGCCAACTTCGCATCCACCGAAGTCATCACCGCTGCGAACTTTGATCGCGACGACTTGGCCGACTTCAATGCGATCCTCACTACTGCTAAGGCACTCAAGACAGGGCGCTCAGTGTTCTGCAATCCTTCATACTATGCTGGATTAGTGAAGAGCCTGAACAGTGCTGAGATCCCAGGCATCACAGCTGACAAAGCCGAAGCGATGGTTCCTCGCGTTGCCAACTTCGATAGCTACGAGACATCCCTTGCAGATGCAAATGGTGAAAGCCTCGGAGCATTCGCCTTCCAAAAGTCAGCTCTGATCATGGCAGCCCGTACAGTGGTAGCCGATGAGATGACTGCTGCGGCTGGCGTCGATGTCGAGACTGTCATCATCCCGGGTCTTGGGCTTCCAGTCCAATGGCGCAAATGGTACAGCGCAGACGGCACACTCTACTACAACGTCAATGTGCTCTTCGGCGCATCGGTCGGTGTGGGTACAGCCGGACACCGTATCACATCCGCGTAAGTTTAATTTTAAGCGGATCGTTTTAGGATTGGGAGAACCCGGTCGGCGGTCCGCTTTTTAAACCTCAAATTTAAAAGATTATGTTAAAACCATCAGTCACAATACACCGCTCTGCAAAGGGCGTCGTTAAGGTTTTGGAATGCTCAGAGGATGCTGGTAAGTGCTTAGACGCTTACAAGGCATGCGAAGAGCCAGGCGAGATCGTTTACATTCGCAAGGGTCACACCGACAAGCAGAAGAAGATTGTCGGCCAGCCAGCTCCAAAAGCGAAGAAGGCAAAGAAGTAATATTCCCCCATCCCAACAAACCCACGCGGCTCGCTCAATATCGGGCGGGCCGCATTTGTTTACTATGAGCCTAGACGACGAAATGATCACAGGATTTGCCGAGGCCGAAAGCTTCGCGGGCGAGTCATTTACTATGAGCAATCACATCGGTGTGTTTCGCGCGGTCTTTCGCGGCGATGATGCACCGACCGACTTTGATAAGCTGCAAGGCTATGAGGTCAACACGACCAACGCCATGAGCGTCGCAAAATCATTATTTTTAAAAGGTGCGCCACCGATGATCAACGAAGCGATCACCAAGAGCGACCAGTCACGCTACATCATCACCGGCATCGAATCAGTCGATGCAGCTACCTGGGAGATCCTACTGCACAAACAAGATGGCTAAGAACTTCACAGTAGATTCGACCCTGTTTAAAGCGAAGGCCAAGAAGCTAGTGAAGCAGCTGAAGCTGGACGAGAACAAGGTGGTGCGCGAGCAGGCTGGTCTTATGGCGCAGCTACTAGCCAAGATCACACCACCATTCAAATCGTTTCCAGCAATGAGTGGCAAGCCAACCTACACTACGGGTGGCGCAATGGGTATTGGTAAAAAAGCAGTTCGCGCTGGTTTCTATTCAGCGGTCAAACGAATGGGTACAGTCAAACAGTGGACTGATAAGAGAATGAAAAAAGCCATTCGTAGCGGCGACACGGCCTATATCCAACAACGGTTGGAGCACATGAAAAAGTCTGTGAAGCACAATTTGCGGGTCAGAGATTACAGTGATAAATTAAGGAACTCGCAGCGCAATAACCGAGGCCGCGTCAATCGCGGCACTCAGCCGATTGTGATGTTAAAGAATGCAGATGTGAATGCTGGCCTTAAACGGGCGATGAATAATGTCGGTATCGCTAAAGCATCTTTCGCACTGGCTGCGCTTCGACTCGGCAGAGGCAAGGCACCCACGTGGATCTCAAAGCATTTCAGCAAGGTCAACACACCGGTCAAGATTACTAAGAACCCGGCGCGCGTTACCTTTACCGCAAAAGCCAAGGGCCTCGATGTAGTTATACGGCGCCTCAAAGCAGTCGAGCGCTTCCGCATGGTAGCAATGGTCAAACGTTTAGAGCAGATGGTCCGCGCTGACGCAAAAAAAGCAGGATTTAAAACACGCTAATTATGGATTTAACTTACTACGACTTCGAGAGCGGGCTAGAGCAGGGCTTCAAGACCCTACTGGCCACAGCCAACATCGAGCTGCGCATCGCAGACGACTATGCCCAGGGCGATTTGCATGATGAGTTCGTCACTCTGGAGATCGATGCCGGTGCGCCGATCAGCGACCGGCACCAGAACAACAG